AACTTGAGGTTGTTCTCAAACTTTTCAGCGAACTGATCTCCACGATGTGATATGACAAAGATATTATCATCGTTGTTCAAACCATGTAGTGTTTCAATCAAACTCTCAATACCAACTCCATCCAAAGCACCATCCAACGTTTCATCAAGTATTAATAGATTCGTTGATACAGAAGATCTCAATTTAGCAACTGATCTCCAAGCCAACATAATTGATAACGTGATACGTAACTTCTCACCTTCAGAGAACGATGCATAGGTAAACTTATCTCTGAACCTTGAACGAATTACTTCATCAAAGTTTTCATCGAGTTGAAAGTCAACGAATAGATCAAATGCAGCAAGATACTTGTTGATGAGTTTATTAATAACAGGAATGTACTGAGATATAATCTTTGCTTTAATACCGCCATCTCTCAATATCAATTGAACAATGTTTAGTACTTCGTGTTCATCAAGAAGTTTAGATCGTACATCTTGTAGATTAATAACAGCCTTCTGTAGAGCAATAAGCTTTGAGGTATCGACTTCGTCAACTTCTTTCTTAGCTGTATCAAGATCCTTTTTATAACTCAATAAGGCGTTCTTAGCCATTTTGATTTCAGCACGAGTTTCAGAGATCTTAAAGTTAACTGATTGAATCTGTTCTTCTATCTTTGAAATCGAGTTAAGTCTTTTCGTATGAGTTTCAATATCTGAAGCAACAGTAACTAACCCAGCTTCAATTGCTGCTTTACGTTGATTCTTATCTATGATCTGTTCTTGTTTGAAATCATGATCTATGCCTTGCTTACAAGTAGGACAATCATCATTATGTTCGTAGAACGATAGTTCCTTTTCAAACGCTTTACGATTTCTTTCAAGTTCAGCTCTTTGCTCACTTGCTTCTGTATACTTTGCCTTTTCATCAGGCTTATCAGAAATATCCTCGTAGAGAGTTTTGATTACGTCGTCTTGAGTATCTATTGTTGTGTTCTTTGTTTCAATTTCATCAATATGACCAGACATCTTATCTTTGATCTTATCGACTTCAATAGACTTCAGATTACGTATTGCTTCATCGCTTTCTTCCTGCGATTCTATTTTGCTATCAATGATTTCTATATTGTATTTGTTGTCGTTAATATCAGTCTTGATAGCGGACATACGTTCTTTTGCTAACGTACCCATAACACTAAAGACTTGAATATCCAATAGGTCTTCGATAATCTCACGACGTTGATATGCTCTAAGTTCCATGAAAGGAATATAAGTAGCAGATCCAAGTACGACGATTTGATTAAAAGCTTTGAAGTTAATACCTAGAATGCTATCTTCAAGGAATCCTTGATAGTCTCGAATAGATGCGTCTTTGTTAATCATAGCACCGTTCTTCCATATCTCAAAGATATTTGGTTTAATACCACGACGAATCATATACTTATCTGAAGCAGCTTTAAAGTATAACTCTACAATGAGTTCTTTATTATTAATAGAGTTAACTAGCTGAGCTTTGTTAATATTTCTAAAAGGTCGACCATATAGGCCAAATACAATTGCATCAAGTAGAGTACTCTTTCCTGAACCATTAGACCCAGCAATCAATGTACTAGGAACTAGATTCAAGTCAACTGTAGTAAAAGTATTGCCAGTTGATAGTATGTTTTTATATTTTACTTTCTCAAAATTGATTCTCATTATAAACTAAGTGCCTCATGATATAAATCATCTATCAACGTTTTAACCTTACCCTTATCAACCGTAGTCTCAAGTCCGTTAATATACTGCGATAATATTTCTGTCGTATCTTTTGTTTCATCGAGAATTTCATCAACACCTTCTGCGTCTAAATTCAGATGATCATCTACTGCTCTAACATCAACAGCTCCACATTCGGACATACGACCCATAAACATATCATAGAGATATGCGTTGGTTCTGTTTTGTACAATTACTTTAACAAACTTATCTTTATATTGATCTACGTCATAATTAGCAACATCGTCAACTGTCCACGTATCATCATCGTAGAATACTTTATGGAATACACGATTAGGATTCTCAATCTTAACCATCTCTCGCGTTTCAGTATCAAATATATGGAAACCACGACTGCCTTTATAATCAGACCATGTCATTTCGTATGGCGATCCAAGGTACTCAACATTACCATATCTTGAAGGATGGTGGAAATGACCAGAGAACGCAGATTCAAAATTCTTAAACACGTTCATATCAATACCATGCGTACACAACGCACCTTTCATCATCTCAAAACCTTTTACTTCAAGGTGACCCATTAATATATTAGCATCAGAGTTCTTTACAATTTCTAGATTCTTTTCACCGTTCTCTTTATTGAGCCACGGTAACATAAGGAATTTTGTAGATCCCATCTGTAACTCTACGCCTTCATCTTGATATAAAGTAAACTGAGGATACTCTTGAGTTAATAGATTCATACTATTGATTTCGTTAGTACTTGCATAATAAGTATCATGGTTTCCAATCAGTGCATGGAAATCAATTTTACGTTTAACTAACTCATCAAATAAGAACTCCTTACCTCTTTGTAAGGAAACGTAGTTAATATACTTTCTGCGGTCAAATGTATCTCCAAGGTCAAACACAGTTGTAATACCATGTTCATCTAAATAAGGAAAGAATACCTCTTGGAAAAACTTTCTTTGGACTTCATGGAATACTGCTGAGTCGCCTCTACACCCGATGTGAATATCGGTTACGATAGCTATCTTCATAATTTACCTTCATCTCTCAATTGTTTGCGAATCTTTGTCGCGGATATAGCTTGGTGGTCTTTATTTAAAATCATTCCCGTTACTCCTTTACTCCAAGCCTGATATACTTATACCATAACCTTTCATGTCCATAATATAATATAAACTTTATTACCATATCAGCAGCAAACACTGAGCCAATTGCTTTTGGTGGTAAACCAAAATATAAAGCGATGCAAGCTGTAGTTGTACTTGCTATGATTCGCCATGTTGTTGCTTTTGCTAAGTGTCTTAGCTTTGTTACTTTTTCTGCCATTGTCCGTCTAAAATTAATTGACCGATTTCTTCGTGAGCATCTGGATAAAAACTAGATATCTCACAATCGACTTCGGTGGGTTTCTCAAAGATCGCGTTAGTATCTTCGAATCTGCCTTCTTTTATTGTGTTCATGTAAATAGTATAGTCAGGATTAAATTGATCTCTTGCTTTTTGAAACGGACAGACGAAATCTGTAATTGCTATCTTTCCTGCCTTTACGACACCGTCAGATAGAAATTTCATTCGCATTGCTTGTCTCATTCTACCTTCGTCGGTAAAATCCCAATCGTTATACTCTTCCCTTATTTTGTCTGCGTTAATCCATACACCACCAACCATATCCGCTAACGGTTCAGCTAGTGTACTCTTCCCTGAGCCTGGGAGGCCAAATATTAGTATCTTCACTATTTTGTATCTGACTTATCTTCGGCAGCTGCATTGGCAGCAGCTTCAGCAGACCTTTCAGCAGCTTCTTCTTTCTTAACTTTAAGTTTAGTTTCAAAGTCATCAATGAACTCACTGATATAGTCAGGCAGTATAGCACCAACCATAGTTCCAGTTGAATCGTCGAATACTTCAGAATCAAACATTTGTCTTTGAGACGCTTTAAATTTAATATACATCTGCTTCTTCTCTTTAGAGATTCGGCGTAGGAATGCATACCAAATAATTTGAGTGAAGTAAGCAAATGGATTTTGCGATTTCTCTGGATTAAAGTTATGTATATATTGAAGACAATTCTCAATTCCGTCTGAGATCATTTCTTCCTTATACATATATCCACTAAAGTTTGGACGCGTTGCCAATCTCTGAGCAATCATCATAATACATTTACCGATATAGTCCGGTACTTGTGGATTCTTATCACCGCAGTTCTCTGCTTCTTTGCATAGATCACCATAAGCGATTAAGGCTGCAAGTAGATCTTTGTTGTTTACGTAATTCTTTTTCTTAGCCATTTCAAATAATATTCCTTATAGTATTGTTGAAATAATAGATTATATTATACAACAGTTTTGTGTTCATGTCAATAGTTAGTTTCTAATCCGTTTGAATCTTTTTTCATTAATATGAAAAAAACTATTGACATTTTGTTTTTTCCTTGTATAATAGATATATCGTATCTTAATAAACCATATTAGATGTCTACGGTAAATATCTTAAACGCAAATTGTTCAGACGAATAAATTTCAATTCTTTTCTTAAAATGTTCCATCGTATAATTAGAATACGAACCTGAACTCAAATCATCAGCGATATCATAAAGGACTGCTTTCTGGGAGTCCTCAGCTTTACGCAAACTTCTTCCTATTGATTGTAATACTTTAATCTCAGACTTCGAAGAAGTAGCAAAGATAACATTATCCAATCTTTTAATATTAACACCAGTACTGAATACACCGTAAGAAGCAAGTATATCATGTTGCTTAATTGGATCGTTCTCAACTAGATGTCGAACTCTTTCACGTTCATCCCCTTTCGTGGCACCGTATATAAAATGCAGTTCACGACCTTCTTTCTTTAACATTGGTGCGAGTACTTTACCATGTTTCTCAACCAAGTCAAATAGAACTAGATTGTTCTGACCTTTTAGAGACCATAACAAATTACGTATAAAAAGATTTCTCTTTTCATGATTAACAATAAACTCTCTTTCAGCAGGCCATCTACGTTGTGCTTCTTTTACCTGACCCATTGCCTTTTTAAATTCCTTTCGTACTTCTTTTGAATGCGATAGAACAATTGCTTTAATCTCAAAGTCAGCAACAGTACCTTCGTCCATTAAACGTTTAGTACTAACGATTCTTTTTACTTCGCCGAAACAACCTTCAAGTACTAACCTATGCGTTTTACTTTCAGCTGATTTAAGAGTACCTGTAAAGCCATGACGGTATTCGCAGTTATTCATTTTATGCATGATCGTTGTTAAAGACTTAGCTTGGAACGTATGAGCTTCATCACCCATGACACAACCGAACTGGTCAAACCAATCTTTATCTTGTTTAACTAATGACTGCCATGTAGATATAACAATAGGAGCTTTAGTATTCTTATCAACTCCACCTTGTATTTTATAGATTAAAGATGCATCACAACCGTAATCAACAAAGTCACCGGCCATCTGATGCACTAACGATATAGTTGGAACAATAATTAATGTTCTTAATCCTAATGATTGATAGTAATGCTGCTGTAACAAATAAATGATTAATGATTTACCTGAAGATGTTGGAGATAGAGATAACGATCTTCTTTTCTGAATAGCGTTAATAATATATTCTTCTTGGTAGTCGCGTGGTGTAAATTTACAATTGATCTCTTTACATAACTCAGCAATATAGCCTTCTTCTACTAGTTCGTCAGCGCCAATACCATCAGGAGCATCTAATACATAGTCTCTATCATCACAAAACTTTTTAAGATGGGCATATAGACCAACGTATAAAACTGGTCGCATAGGTTGAAACATACGAATAGTTCCATCCCATATTCTTGCTTTATATTTTGGAGAGAATTGATAACCTTCAGGCTTAAAAGAAAAGTACTCTGACAATTCCATCTTAACACCTGAATCAGCCACGATTCTCATATAGACCGAATCAACTGGATCTATTGTAATTACTTCACTCATTAATCATTCGCTTTTAATATTATTTTAATTAGTTTAGGTACGTAAACAAAGAATAGTGCTGAACCCCAAAATATTAGTAGTGCTATTACGTATACTTTCCAGTTTGATAGATTAACAGCGAATCCTATAGACACCAGAGCAATCCATAATGTATCTGCTAATCCGTGGACTATCTTCCACTTACTTCCGAGCTTGGCCATTAAGGCTTCTCTCTTTGTAGCAAACCAAGGATGTACATGACGCATAATCACGAATCCTTCGTTAAGAACCATTAATATAAATCCAATCCAAAAAATCATAGCTTCACCGCCAATAGTAGTAAGATAGCAAGTAGTAACATGTTAGTCATAAAGATACCTATTGCTAATATCGTATGATACCATATCCATCTAGTTTTGTATGCGTTTTCAACAGTTAATGCCGTAGGATCTATATCATCCTTCATCATATCTATTACAACTGTTTCTTGTTTAATTTGTTTTACTTCTGGTTTCTTCCAGAATCTTGTGATCCAATCCATTATTACTAATAGTCTCCTGCTTGGAATTTCAATACATCAATCATTGATTTGATAATGAAGTTCCGGCTGTGTAGTGTTTTTATTATATCTTCGAGGTAGTTTGCATTGGCAGTATGAAAATCAATGGTGAGACTCATTTTAATAACATCTTTATCTGCTTGAATGTATTTGTCTAAATCGGCGCGAAGTACTTTAAGTTGGTACGGTCTCCAACCATTACGCTTGAGTTCTTCTTCCGACATTGATCCGTCATAATACTCACGCTTAAGCATGTGCATTGAGGTATAGTCTGATTTGAGTTTTTTAACACGAAGTACTTCCTTATAATAAAGGTTATAATACTTCGAGTGCATTTGAGGTATTCTTCGAGCTTCACCTACTAAGTTCGTTTCATCAATAATGCAATCCACTGCCCATAAGGCTGATATATCATTTGTATCCATAATTTATTCCAAAACTTTAAATTCATATCTATTATATCAAATAATAGGTCACATGTCAATAGTTGATTCTATAATTGTTCCATCTGCATTGTATCATATCGCATTGTAACACTACAAGTTGCATAGGCAACATCTTGCACATTAATATCAAGATCAATCTGTCCGAGATTTGTAGGAAAGCAATTCGTAAACTTAAACCGCAGATTTGGATTCTTGTGCGAGTTAGTTACTGTAAGTATAATATCAGAAGTAACTCCATCTTTACCTGCGTCTATTAAAGCTCGTTGCTTTGTTGATTCAGGAGAAGCAATACCTTCCATCCAATTTAATATTTCTTTATAGTTATTCATATTCTCATCAACGATAAAAGTTAGAGTCAAATCGTCGTACTGTATTTTATCTTGCTCCATATAAATCGCGGCTAAAGGAGTATCAATAGTAACAGGAGTAGCACTAATAGATGGTATCGTAATCTTTTGAGTAAAGAACTCAACGTTAGGAATACGTGATATGCTTATCGCAAAATTCGATGGAGATAAGTAATTGTTAATGATTTCTGGCATGGTCTCAATTCCAATAAATAGTTCTATAATTGTTTATTAATACTATTTATATAAAATGAGGTAGATCATGTTTGATGTTAAAAGTTTGAATTATGAAATGGACACCGCAGGGATGTCAATGAACGAAGTCACTAACCTGCACAATCAGATGTTTGTAACAAAAGACTATGATTGGTGGTATGATGTTTTGCCTGATGATATGGTAGTTGATGTTGGCGCAGGAATTGGTATGTTTTCCGCTAAAGCTTTAGATGCTGGTGCAAGGAAAGTTTATATGATTGAGCCGAACAAAAGATTACTTAAGACTGCGTGTAAGAACGTATCGGAACACATGTTCAGTCAAGAAGAACCAAAAGTATTACCTATTCATGCGGCTATGGGTAGAACTGATGTTGATCTATCTAACATATATAAGTCTGCTTCATTAATCGAAGATACCGAAGAACCTAAATTAATGTCCTTGCCTGAATTAATAGAGTACTACGATTTAAAAACTATTGACTTTTTAAAGGTTGATGCTTGTGGTGCAGAGTTTAATATTCTTCATTGGGAACACAGAGACTTTCTATTAACTCAGGTTAGACATATTGCTTGTCGAGTTTATTTGTCTACTCAGTATGGAGCTAACCAAAAGTTTCTTGACTGGAGAGATCAGTTTCTAAAAGTAGCTCGAGATCAAAACCGATTATACTTTCAAGATCCAACGATGATAGAAAAGATATTTAAAAATGATTGGCACAAACACGTACCGATGAGCTTTATGGTTTATATTAAGAATTGGTAATATACAACATAAAAGAACTCCATTTAGAAAAGTCTCCGGCGTTTAAGAAATTATCGTCGTAGGCTTTTTCTCTATCTTCATGTTCAAGAAAGCGAACTTGGTTTGTATCAAACTTCGTTAACAAACCATCTCTGAATTTTTTCCAATTGTGTACACAACCTGAATAGGCGTTTAGGTGAAACTCAACTGCGATATGTTTTACGCTCTGTCGTAGATATGGAAAGTTTATATCAGTAAAGATACCATACTCACCACCTTCACAATCAATCTTTAAGTAATCTATTTTTGGTATATTGTAATCAACGACTAAGTCTAAGAACGACATCTTTTCGTAATCACTACTACCTTCGCCAACCTCACCAAAGATATTATCAAAATGCTTTGCGGTAGATCCAATCCCTGCGTGAATAGGCTCAATTGGAGTACTGCCATTGTCTATATGATAATCTGCAGTGTTTCTTAAAAGAGTTTTGAGATGCTTCTTGCTAGGTTCAACACTAACGATACGACTTGCAGAACGATCCAAAGCATGACAAGTAAAGAAACCAACACAAGCACCAATGTCGACAACCACGTCACCTTCATTAACGTCACGCCACCAAGTATAATCTTTCCTAAAAAAGAATTCATGATATAATGTCTGTACATCTGTTATTGGTAATCCTTCAGTAATTAAATTAAGGTTTAGATATTTTCCTGTATTCATACTAATACTTCCACTAGGTTCATCAATACGGCAGTACCACTTATTGCACTACCAATCATAATTGCCTTATCATTCCAACAGTGTCCAACGTATACCCAAGAGCTTGCTGCTAATGCATAACATATTTGACCTGTGATACTAAATCCTGCACTCATTATAAACACGCCGACCACCCCCAATACAGTTGCTAACCATTTAACGTAACTATCTACTGTTCCTGTTGGAGTAGCCGGCTTCAAGTCCTCAACTTCTAATTGAAGTACTTCCATTTCTTCTTTAAGTCTTTTACGTTCGGCGTTAAGTTCCATAGCAAGTCTTCCTGCTTTGGACATTGTACTTCCGGCAAACTCTGCTTGAATCTCAGGACTAATTTGACCTTCTACTTTTGCTACTCGTTCAGCTTCGTCCCTATTCATATCAATTACCAGTTATGTATGTTACCAGCTATAATAAAGAAACAAGTACAAAAGTTTACCAACACAATAACAGTTCTAATCATTGCTATCTTGTCGGCTTCTCTATCAGTCGTTCCTTCCTTTTCGCCTATTGCTTTTGCCCATAGCCGCCATAAGTTTTTCATTTTACAAAGTCTTCTTGGATATAATCTTCAAGCATGTTCCGTGCATACTTTGCCATCTGCTCGAGTTTAATAACTAAAAGTTCTGCATCAGGAATATCTATAGGTCGAATCTTATCGTATATTGTATAACTTTCAAAATGGTTCTCAATCAATTTTTCAAAATCAAAGATTGTTTCAATAGAAGGTTCACTGTAGTTAGCACCAACAAAGATAGAAACTTCAACGCCTCTCTCGTCTATGTGCGCTGATGTATCAATTTCTAATTGAGTTGTATTGCTATTACTTGCCACTATACATTCTCCAAGTCTGTTTTAAATTGTTCTGCTGGCGAAGTCTTTTCCCATAGGCTTAACGTTTGTTTACTATCAGCAATCAGTTTCTTTAACTTTACAATTTCTTCTTGTGTAAGGTTCAAGATACTTAATGCGAGCAATCGGTTTGTATCACCTCCTAGTGCCGATGTCTCTTGCATTATTTGATTGACGACCTGTACTTTAGTGTTATCCTTAAACACAATACGACCATCAACATTTGCCTGAATAAACTCCATCTTGACATTAAGCCAACGGACCTCTTCATTATACTCTTTAACGCGAGCGTCAATTCTCTGCTGTAGTATCCCAAGGCGGTAGTCACAAAAGTCCTTTATAAGGGATCGAGCATCTGTGTATTCGCGAAGTTTACCTTCAAAATCTATAACTGTTAGGTTTTGTGAGAATGGCTTGCTTAACTTGAATTTGGTAATAAGCTTTATATCATTCCATTTAGCAGAAGATAATTTAAGTTTAACTTCAAAGTGGAAACCGTTCTTATTACATTTGTCTTCATAAGATACAATATCACCTTCATCTTCGAGCTTATCTAATACCTTAACATAACCTTCTCGGTCAAATCCGTATGGTACTTCAGTAATAGAAACAGCAGTCTTGCCTTTCCTTACAAAGGTACCGTTGGCAGTATACTTAGTAGGATCTTCTTTACTCTGTTCAACTGTCCCACTGAAATCAGGAAACTTAACTGAAGGCTTTATAGTAATCTTGCCTTTATCTAAATACTGAACACAAGCCTTTCTAAGATCCTTAGGATTGTGTGGTAGTATGTTTGTAGCAAATCCTGTAGCAATACCTTTGGTTCCATTCACTAACACTAAAGGAAGGATTGGAAGGTAGAATGCAGGCGGTTCATGTTCAGGATCTTCATGAACTGGACTTAGATCAATATCTTTAACATACTTATTAAAATTATCGTGAACTCTTGAATAGACATAACGAGCTGCACCAGCTTCTTGAATAAGTCGAGTACCAAATGATCCACGACCTTCAATAAGACAGATGTTGTTATTCCATTCAGCTGCCATCAGTTGTCCTGCACCAGCAGCAGATGATTCACCATGATTATATCCATAGTCAGATATAATACCTGAGACTGCGGATACCTTTTTAAAATCACGTTTGCTATTAATCAGCGATGAATACAAATAGAACCTCTGAACCGGTTTCAGTCCATCAATCATATTAGGTATTGCACGTGATTCAACCGTATACATTGCGAATGCTTTCCACTCGTTAGCAGCTACCTTACTAATAGGATAGTTATTGCCTTTAAGCTGTTCGGTGAACATTGTCAAATCCATTAATTATTACCTTTATTAATTTATAGTACCATTATATACTAGTTCTTTATGAATGTCAACCATTACGCAAACATATATTCTTTACGCAAACTGGAATCCTTACCGAACATCATCTGAAATACAGAAGCATCGTCAACAGTTACAGTGTCGTACATTGGCTTGTTAATAATAGAATGATATTCTTCTTCTGTTAATGATCCTAAACCTTTTATGTATCGGTGCTTCCATCCATCATTCTTTTTGAACTCCTGAGCCTCTTCGTAGGTATAGAACCATTTAACAGTCTTATCCTTTGTAGAGATCATAATAGGAGTTCTTGTAATCTGAACTCTGTTCTCTAATAACAGTCTAGGCCAAAATTTGTAAAAGAACGCAATTAACAATGGTGATATATGTCCTATACCGTCATGGTCAGCATCAGTTAATGTAGCAATATATTTGTATGTCATATTGTCTACACTGTCTTTATCGTTGATGTCTAGTCCTAGAACCGCTACCAATTCCGATAGTTCTTTGTTCTTTAATACTTCCGCAGGTTTCATATCCCAAGTATTCATAATGACACCACGTAATGGAAAAGCTCCAACAGTATCAGGATCTCTAACCTTTAATAGGAATCCCATCGCTGAGTCACCTTCTACAATTTTTAACGTAGCATCATCTTTGTTAGCAGATATATGTTTAGCAACCTTTACCTTACGAAGTTTCTTTTGAGCCAATGTAGCAGCTCTTTTATCTGCGGCTGCCTTCTTAGCTAACTGAGCCTCGATAATTGGGTCAATAATTTCAGGAGTGTTTAGAATCTTGTTAGCAAGCCATTCAGCATCACGAACTCTACAAGTCTCAAGGTGTTCCTTTACATTACCAAAAGGATTCGTTAGACGTTCTTTTGTTTGAGAATCGAACTTAGGATTAACAAAGTTCCTAGCAAACATAACAAAAGTAATACCACTCTTAATCGTAGTCTTTAATACTTCAACCTTATGACGTCTTTTAATCTTTACGGTTAACGTATCAATAATTTGATTCATAAAGTAATCAACGTAAGTACCACCCTGTCTGGTGTTTACTCCATTAATGTAACTGTTAGTTCTGAACCCATCTTCCGAAGGAGCAATGAAGTAAGACAGATTGTTTGTCTTTTCCATAATGGATATGTCAGAGAACATAGCAACGTACTTTTTGAAATCATTAATAGCAACCTTCTTTTTATTAAAGGAAAACTGTATCTCAGGAAATGCCATCTGTAAACTGATAAGACGATCTTCAATTAATGTGATCGTATCAAGTTGGTCCAATGAATCAACCTCAAACAAGTCAAAGTCTGGTATAAAGGATACCTCAGTACCATTACCTACTTTAGATCCTGTCTTAACTTTCATGGTATCAGCACCGTCTTTACAGTCAAGTTGTATTGACTTTTTATTAGACCATGTTTTACCTGTGAATGATTTAGATAAGAAATTGGTTGCAGCTGAACCGACACCGTTAGTACCGATCGTAACACGTTCATCATCAAACGATGTACCTGCATTAACTTTTGTCCAAGCAGCTACAGGTCGTAATATATTAGTTTGCATTGCTTCGTCAAAGATCTTATCTTGAGGAATACCTCGGCCATTATCAGTGACGGTAATTTCGTTGCTATTAATAGATACATTAATCTTGTTAGCAAACTTGAAGTTAGTACGGATTGCTTCATCAATTGAATTGTCGAGTATTTCGTCAACCATTTTTGATAACGCAGGAACGTATGTGGCCTTAGTCCATTCTCCGAGAACGAATCTTTCGATCTCTTCCTTAGAACTTGAACCCATGTACATACCAATCCTTTCTCGAACATGCTGTCGAGCAGTTAGGATTCTGAACTGTTCATTTTGTTTAGTCAAATCATTATTCTCCATATCAGCTACCATTATAACAAACATCGCAACTGATGTCAATAGTTAATTTGAAAAGGTTTGCACCATTTCGCATTTCAGATACCATTATACCATAGTTCTTTATGAATGTCAACCATTATTTTCTAGTGGTTCTGAGTACTATATATTGTATAAGGAGCAAACAACGAAATAAATTTCATTGTTCTATTGACATTCTTTATGATAGTGTATATAATAGTATTATGAGATGGATTGGGATATAATTGAAATTAACTGAAAATAACCATTGACATTTGGAACTAGACCAGTTATAATAGATTTATCGAATCTAAACAATAAAAGATTAATAGGAGAAAAACATGGCAGGATTTACAAACAAGCAACAGGTGATTAACGATATATTCGTAGGTATGGCAACTCCATACGCCTCTAGAAACCCTTTTCAGTTACTAGCTGATCAATCCACAAGAGGTGGAGAACAAAGGTATACAGAGTCACAAATTAGAGATATGGTCGGAGCGCCTTCTCTGGAAGAGAACGAACTATGCATCTGCGGAGATCAAATCGTCGATTGCGTCCATTCGTACGAACATATGACTCAAGGCGTATAGCTGATACCTTTATATACAGTTATTTATGGGAATTGTGAAAATAACTGAAAATAACCATTGACATTCTTTATGATACCATATATAATGGTACTATAAATTGATAAAAGGAATCAAACATGTCAAATACAGTATGGGATCAGGTATCTACTACAATCATCAATAAAGATGGTGAAAAAGAACATGTTATCATAATTAAATCAAAATAATGGTTGACATCTTGGTTCAACTATGGTATAATGGTTGTATTGATTAAAACAATGGGAGTTGTTATGAATTCAGAGAATTACAAAATCAAGCCTAG